GTCAACCCCCTAGGGGTTTCCGCAGGTCAGGGGGTTAGCCCCCGCCCGGCAGTCGGACGCCCGCGGACTCGCTGGCGGCCTCGACGGCCTGGCCGGAGAGGGCCGCACCGGGCGCCGCGGAAGCCGCGGCAACCTCGGGCGGCACCGCCCCTTGGTTTGTCAGGGCAGCCACGCTGCCCGGGTCGAGCGGGCCGGTGGTCAGGCCCGGGTTCGGCTGGCCCTGGGCCGCGCTGCCCATCGCCGCCACGTTCTGCTGCGCAGCGAGCTGCTGGGCCTGCTTCTCCTCGGGGAGGTTCAGGAACGCCAGCTGGTCCTGCTTCGAGATGCCGTACTCCGTCGCGAGCCAGGCCACCAGGGCGACGATGTCCACGGGGGACGAGCCGTCGGGGCCGGGTTGCGCCAGAGGGACCATGAAGTTGAAGAACGCCAGCGCGTCGTCGCGCTTGCTCTGGGCCGTGGGCTCTTCCTTCGGGGTCAGAGACACCGACAGGCCGTACTCCATGGCCACGTCGTCGGCGTCCCACTCCCAGGCCACGGCCCCGTACGTCGGGTCGACGTATCGGGTCATGCGCTTCTGGTCGTAGAACAGCTGCATCAGCTGGAGCACGCGGTTCGCGACGTCGGACCAGAAGGTCTCCAGCGTGTTGCGCCGCTCCGCGTGGCGCGCGTTGCTCGCGCTCACGACTTCCGACGTCTCCGTCGCGGTCCGCTTGCGGTCCGGGAACTGACCGCGGGTCAGCTCGTTCGAGCCCACGGCGTCGCGGATGGTCTCCTCGATGCGGTGGTCCATGTCGAACACTTCAGCTGGGAGCACCGGGGGGTTCAGCGCCACCGGCGCATCCTTGCCCGTTGCGTACGAAACCACGGCGCCGTACTCGTTGTTGGCCAGGGCGGCCTTGCCCTCGACGGTCAAGGCGTCCTCTTCGACGGCGACCTTCGGCACGAACCGCTCCACGAAGGTGGCGGTCGCGCTGCGGTACACGTCGGCCTCGTCCAGCGAGGGGGCGATGAGTTCCATGTCGGACACGCCGCGGAGGCGCGTCGCTGTCTTGCGCAGCACGCAAGGCACGAACGGGTTGCGGTGCTTGTAGTCCAAGTTCAGGGCGAACGGGTTGGCTGACTCGTTGAGCAGCCAGTCCTGGCCCTTGATGAACGTGCAGACGGTGCCTGCCTCCAGGTCCCAGAACTCGTAGACCTTGACGAACAGGTCGTCGTCGCTGACCGTGCCCGACGGCAGGACGTCGTCCTCGAACGTGGACTCGCCGCGGATTTCCTTCAGGCGCTTGGTGCCACCACGCGTGCGCTTCACGTACTCCTGGAAGGCCGCGTTGTCGCGGACGTCCTCGACGCGCATGGGCGTCACCTGCGCGACCCACTTCACGTCCTCGATGCGCTTCGCCGTCGAGTCGACGAGGATGCGGTCCCACGGCACGTAGTCCACCACGATGCGGTCGCGGAGCACGTGCTCCACTTCCTCCTCGATGGGGACCATGCCGACGATGTCGTCGTACTCCGGCACGTTCTTCACGCCGTTGCTGCGCGCGGCAGACGCCTGACGCATCAGCTCGACGAGGTCGCCCATGACGTCCTCGCGCGGGCGCGGGTCCGTGCTCACCTGTGAGCTGTACTCGTACCCAACCTTGACCCAGCCGATGCCCACGACCGACGCGTCCTTGATGGCGGCGTTGCCCTCGGACTGGATGCCCAGCAGGTCCCACTCGTGGGACAGCGCGGCGGTGGCCAGCTCGGCCTGCGGCCGGGTCGTGGCGCCCTTGGCGCTGAGGATGACGTCGATGTTCACCGCGGTCATCATGGAGAACAGGCTGTCGATGACCGACACGCCGGTGGGCACGTTGACACGGTGGCCCTTGCCGGTGACTTGCTTGCGCCGCGGCAGGTTCTCGTACCGGTGCCACCAGTCGAGGAAGTGGTCCTTCTCCTTGTCGAACTCCGCCTGGGCGATGAACATGCGGTGGTCGTACCGCTTCACCTTGTCGGCGTCGGTCTGCCCCACGCGGTACTCGGTTCCCGTTGGCATGTGCGTCTCCTAGGCCCGCGGGGCGATGCGCCCGGGGAACCATTCGATTTTCGGCTCGGGGTCGCCACCCAGCCAGTGCTCGTCGGCCGCGGCTTCCGCCGCGTCGAGCTGCTTCATGATGTACCCCCAGGTGGCCTTGTCGTCGTTCGTCTTCACGTCCTCCGCGCGGCCGGGGCCAGTTCGCGGGCCGTGGGCCACGAGAACTGTCACGCCGTACCGGAACGCGTCGGCGAAGTGGCTGGTCCAGTCGTGCACGGGCTTCACGCCTGTGCGCGTACCGGAGCTGTCGATGGGCCACTTGTGGCTGGCCATCGCGCTGGCGAACCGCATCGCGCGGTCCTCGTCGATGACGAGCCGGGCGGGGTCCGCCTCCAGGATGTTGTTCACCACGCGCACGGCGTAGTCGATGGGTTTCTTCGGGGCGGGCGTGCACTTGATGCCGTACGCCCTGAGGTCCTCAATGATGGAGGTGCCCGTTGACACGTTCCGCTGACGTCCCGCAGGGTCCACAATGTGCAGCCTGGGTTGCTTGGCGTACCGCTTCTGGCAGTGGCCCTTCACGATGCGGGCCCATTCCTCGGACGTGCGGTCGGTCGACTCCAGCACGTCGATGATGTACACGAACGGCTTCAGCACGAGCTGCTTCTCGTCGACGGGGCGCCACACGACCTGTGCGAACACCACCACGCCGAGGTCGCCCATGCCGAAGTCCCAGAACGCGTAGACGTCTTCGTTCGGGTCGAAGTCCGCGCGGCCGAGGTGGCGGCGCATGTCGAACGCGAAGAACACCGCGCCGTCGACCACGCCCACGAACTCGCCGTAGACCTCCTGCCGGAGGAACCGGCCCTCGTACGTCGCCAGGAGGGACTCGATGTACTCCTTCGGGAGGTGGGCCTTGTTGTCGAACGTCGGGGCGCCGAACCACTGACTGTCTTTCAGGTGGGTGGGGCTGTCCGGGTGGAACTTGGTCCACATCCAGTCGAACCCGTTCGGGGTCGAGCCGACCCACCCGCCGTGCTTGTAGCCCTGCTGGCGGAGACGGCCGTACAGGACGTCCCAGGCCTCGCCGGTGACGTGTCGGCCCTCGTCGATGCCGAACCAGCTCAGCTCCAGACCACGCATCCAGTTGGGCTGGTCGAGCGAGCGGAACAGGACCTCTGCGGCGCCGAGGCCGCCCTTGCCCACGAGGGACCGGTCGGGCTCGCCGTGCTCGTTGAACGGCACGAGCAGCGCCTTCTTCTCTGCCTTGGCGTAGTCCAGCAGCAGGTCGCTGCCGTCCATCATCTCGAAGAACTGCGGCAGGACGACGTCCTTCAGGACCGGGTAGTTGATGGCCGCGAGGCAACCGCGCGGGCCGTAGAAACCGTGCTTGGGCTGCTGGCTGAAGAGCAGGCCGCGGGCGATGTTCGCGAAGGTCTTGCCAGAGCCCAGGCCGCCGATGTAGGCAGAGGCCCTATGAGGGTTCTTGACGAACGCCTCCTGGTTCCCGGGGTTCAGCAGGATGTCCTTCAAGAGTCACTTCCTCGCACAGTTCGGGGGTGCACGCGCCGCCTTGGCCGGTGCCGCCGCAGCAGCTCACAGCCCTGCTCCACAGCGTGGGCACACGCAACGCATCTCGTTGGCGTACCAGATGGTCTCGGGGGGCCTATGGCCCCTCAGCTGGCACACCACCACTGCCATCGCCAGCCTGCTCAGGCTCCACTGTTCCCTCGGGCTCACCATCGAAGTGCTCCTCGCTCGCCTCGGCCACGCCGAAGCTGAATCCGCTCCGCTCAGTCTCAGCGTCGTCGTCGCGCGCCAGGGGGTCCTGGGGGCGCGGGCGCCCGACGGCGTATTCCAGACAGGTCTTCAGCAGGCCTGCACGTTCCTTGGGGTCGAGAGCAACGAACTTCCCCCGGCCCATGGCCGCGTCGAGCATCTCCTTGGCCAGGTCCTCGGCGGCGGCCACGAACAGCATACGCGCCTTCAGGTCGTCGCGCAGCTCGGCCTTCGCGCGCCGGGCGCGGCCGGACGCCTTCCCGCCTTCGACGGCCAGCGCACGCAATCGCTCTCGCTCCGCTTCATCAACCACTGGTTCGCCCCCTTGTTCGTACCTGGTTCGCGCTCGCTTCGGGCTCGCGCTACTCTCAGCCCCCCTCAGGGGGGTCTTCGGTTTCTCTTTGAGGAACCGCAATGGGCAGTCCAGAGTAGGACGAGACTGACAGGTCGAAGTCCCTGGACTGACCTACCCCCTGCCCCCTCCCTGCCCTCCATACTACAGCGCAGGGCGTCAACCCCCCCAGCAAACCTGCTGGTCAGGGGCGTGCGCTACCTGCCCACTGCCGCTATTGCAACGGCTTGCAATAAGCAAGGCTCCCGGAAGGGGGGGGGGGGGGGGGGGGGGGGGGGGGGGGGGGGGGGGGGGGGGGGGGGGGGGGGGGGGGGG